GGAGGCGATCTTTGGCAACCATCTACCTGAAGCACCCAACGCACGGCGTAAAGATCGCCATCGCCGAGGCGGAAGCGGAAGCAGATGAGAAAAACGGCTGGGAGCGGTATACTCCCGGTGAAGACGTTGCGCCGAACGAACTTGTCGTGGCGCGGCGGGGCCGACCGAGGGTGACCAATGAGCACGACCGCCGGGGACCAGATTAACGCGGCTCTGCGCCTGATCGGGCAGCTTGCCGAAGGCGAGGCGCCCTCCGCTGCGACGACGGAAGACGCGCTCGCGGCGATGCAGCAGATGATCGACAGCTGGAACCTGGAGCGGCTGTCGGTCTACGCCACGCAAGATCAGATCTTCACCTGGCCGCAGGGCGTCGCAACGCGCACCCTGGGGCCGACGGGTGACTTCGTAGGCGGGCGCCCCGTGGCGCTGGACGACAGCACCTACTTCCGCGACCCGGCGAATGGTCTGAGCTACGGCATCAAGATCATCAACCAGCAGCAGTACAACGGCATCGCGCTCAAGACTGTTTCGGCAACCTATCCGCAGGTGATATGGCCGAACTTCACGAACCCCAACGTCGAGATGACCATCTACCCAGTGGCTACACGGCCGTTGGAGTGGCATTTTGTGTCCGTGGAGCCGCTGACCCAGCCTGTCGTCGCAGCGACGACGCTGGCTTTTCCGCCAGGATACCTGCGCTGCTTCAAGTACAACCTCGCCTGCGAAATCGCGGCTGAGTTTGGCGTCGAACCGCCGCCGACTGTGCAGCGGATCGCTATGACCAGCAAGCGTAACCTCAAGCGGGTCAACTTCCCCGACGACGTCATGTCAATGCCCTACAGCATCGTGGCACGGCGGGGTCGCTATAACGTGTTTTCCGGGAACTATTGATGGCAGACATTAAGATATCCCAACTGCCAGCGGCTACTTTGCCGCTGACCGGCACTGAACTGGTCCCCGTGGTGCAGGCGGGCGTGACCCGTCAGACAACGGCTGCGGCTATCGGCGCGGGCGTTGTCAACGTCAAGGCGTATGGCGCCGCGGGCGACGGAGTGACCGACGACACGGCGGCGATCCAAGCGGCGATTGTTGCGCTTCGGTCCTACCCAGCAGACCGAATCGACACCATCGGCGGAAACACCATCACGATGTATCGGTCCGGGACGTTGTCTTTTCCGCTAGGGGTCTACCGTCTGACGGCGAACACGTTGCAGATCGTGGCGGACATGGGCCTCACGTTTGAAGGCGCGGGGTCGCGTCGGTTCACGAATGCAATCTACGGCCGCACGACGCTGCTGATTACCGGGACGTCTTCAGGATACGGCATTCAGTTCTATCGCAACGGTGCCCGCTCCGCTCAATTTCGTGACCTTGACATCTGCTACGAGAGCAGTTCGTTTACCGGGCACCTCATAGATTGCTTTGACGCTCCGGGACTGAAGTTCTTCAACTGCTACCTCGGCACCTACGGCATCACGGGCGGCACTCGCCAGCAAACAGCGGCTTCCCTTCTCCGGCTGACCTACGACGAAGACGTCACGCTGCAAGACTGCACGCTTGACGGCGCGGTGCTTGGGGTGTTCTCTGACGACACGCGGACAGAGCTTGGCAACACCTTCGGCGGATGGGGGTTGTGCCTTGATCGGGTGACGTTCTACGACATCACTACTGCGCACATTCAGCACGCAGGAAACCGCACCAGAACGACGACGACAATCAAGGATTGTCACTTCAACCCAATTAATTTAAGCACTGCCCGCGCTGTTGACTTGAACAACTTTGACGGCCTGACAATGGTCGGCAACATTTTCTCGCCGTCTACGACAAGCTACGCCACTACGGAGTGGGCGCGGCTGGTCAACTGTACGGGCACGGTCACCGGAAATTCTTTTGGCTCGCTGTCTAAGTCGGGGACGTTCAACGGGCAACTCGAAGTGTCGGGCAACGTGTTCGCCGGCACCGACGGGGTGACACTGGCGGGCGGCGTAATCACCGGGCGCGCGAATGAGTTCAGCACCGGCACGAACGGCTGGACGATCACGCCGACGCAGGCGCTTGTGTTTGACGTCGGCCCTGACTTGTTCAAGAGCGGGGTCACGAACAGCATCAGAAACGCAGCGGACTCCGCGAACATTGCGGGAAATGTTCGTTACGACAGCTCCTACGATAGCTCGACCGGAAAGTTCTCCATCTCATCCGGCCGGATCAGAATCGAGAACGTAGACCGAAAACAGTTCAGCGTATCAACCACCCCTTACACGCTGTCTGTGCTCGATACCGGCAGGACAGTGCGAGCGACGGGCGGGAGCGCGCAGACGTTCACCCTTCCGGCGCCGCAGCCGGGGTGTGTGCTGCGAGTGTTCAAGGCGTCGAATGTCACGTTGCAGATCGATGGTCCCGCCGCGGCTTCAATCTACGCAGGCACGGGTGGATTGAAGAGTTCTATTTCAGCAGCGGCAGGAGACGTCGGAGGGTGGGTGACGTTTGAGTCCTGGGATGCGTTCAACTGGATCATCACCTCATCGTTTGGAACCTGGACCTTAGCGTAACGGAGTCCCCTTACCATGCCCCTGACTCAAGTCCCACGCCATCCCCTGACCTAGCATGAAAACCCCCATCCTCGGCGCCAGCTACGTTGCTCGCAGCGTCAACGCTGCCGACAGCCGCTGCGTCAACCTCTACCCCGAGGCGGTGCCGGAGGGAGGCAAGGAGCCTGCCTTCCTGATGCGCGCGCCCGGGCTGCGGCTGCTGGCGACCGTGGGCACGGGGCCAATCCGGGGGATGTTGGCGTATGGCGGCTTCGGGTACGTCGTTAGCGGGTCGGAGTTGTACCGCATCGACCAGTACTACAACGTGACGCTGCTGGGCACGGTCAGCGGCACGGGGCCGGTCAGCATGGCCGACAACGGGGTGCAATTGTTCGTCGCCTGCGACCCCAAGAGCTACATCTACAACGTTACGACGAACGCCTTCGCTGAAATCACCGACCCGGACTTCGAGGGCGCGAAGACGGTGTCGTTCCTGGACGGCTACTTCGTTTTCAGTCAGCCGGACTCACAGAAGTTCTGGGTGACGAACCTGCTGGACGGCAGCAGCATCGACCCGCTGGACTTCGCCAGCGCCGAGGGTTCGCCCGACCGTCTGGTGTCATTGATTGTGGACCACCGCGAGGTGTGGTTGTTCGGCACGTCGTCGGTCGAGGTCTGGTACAACGCAGGCGGGGGCGACTTCCCGCTGGAGCGCATCCAGGGCGCGTTTAACGAACTTGGCTGCGCGGCGGCGTACAGCGTCGCCAAACTGGACAACGGTCTGTTCTGGCTGGGCGCGGACGCTCGCGGCCAGGGCATCGTCTACCGCAGCAACGGCTACACCGGCACGCGGATCAGCACGCACGCTATCGAGTGGCAGATTCAGTCGTACTCGCGCATCGACGACGCTATCGGCTACACCTACCAGCAGGACGGCCACGCTTTCTACGTGCTGACGTTCCCAACGGCGAACGCGACGTGGGTCTACGACGTGGCGACCGGGGCGTGGCATGAGCGGGCCAGTTGGATTAACAACCGCCTCGGGCGCCACCGCAGCAACTGCCAGATGGCGTACAACGGCGAAGTCATCGTCGGCGACTACCAGAGCGGCAAGATCTACGCCTTCGACATGGACGTCTACTCTGACGACGGCGAGGTCCAGAAGTGGGTGCGGTCGTGGCGGGCGCTCGCGCCGGGGCAGAACAACCTGAACCGCACGGCGCACCATACGCTGCAACTCGACTGCGAGTCCGGCGTGGGTCTGGACGGCTACCGCATCAACGACTATGTGCGACTGCTCACGGAAGGGTGGGGCGAGATTATCACCGAGAGCGGCGACTACCTGATTTCGGACGTAATTGTAGCGCAGGGCGCCGACCCGCGCGTCATGCTGCGGTGGAGCGACGACGGCGGGCACACATGGTCTAGCGAGCACTGGCAGAGCATGGGGGCCATTGGTGAATACGGCTATCGCGTGCTGTGGCGCCGCCTCGGCATGACGCTCAAGCTGCGCGACCGCGTCTACGAGGTCAGCGGCACCGACCCGGTGAAGATCGCCATTATGGGCGCTGAGCTGCAACTCAGCCCGACCAATGGCTGACGACACCCCGCAGATCCCGGCGTCGCGGGTGCCGCTGCTGGAGGGCGAGCGCGATATCATGTCGCGGGAGTGGTACCGCTACTTTAACAATCTGCAAGGCGCGGCGCTGTCGGCTGGCTACGGCGTGTTTACCAAGACGACCGACGCCACGCCTGTCGCTGCCGACACTGAGTACCTGCTAACGTTTGACAACACCCAAGTCGCTAACGGTATCAGCATCGGCACGCCCGCGTCGCGCATCGTTGTCAGCGTCTCGGGGCTCTATCAGTTCTCGGCTACGGTACAATTGACCAGCGGCAGCAGTAACGCCAAAACGGTAGCGGTGTGGTTCAAGCTAAACGGCACCGCAGTGGCGAACACCTCGCGGCTGGTCACGGTCAACATCAATGGCGGGTACATCCCGCTGCCGCTTGTGAAGACGTTTTCGTTGCAAGCCGGGGATTACATTGAAATGGCTTACGCATCTGACGACACCGATATCACCGTTGAGACTGTCAACGGACTGACCGTAGGCCCGGACGCGCCCGCCATCGTGCTGACCGTCCAGCAGGCTCAACAGTAAGGACCAACATGGCAACCATCGCGCCGCAGCCGAAACTTCAGTTCTTCGACGCCAACGGCGACCCGCTGGTCGGAGGGAAGCTCTATAGCTACATTGCTGGCACCACTACGCCGCAAGCCACCTACACGGACGAAAGCGGCTCGACGACGAACACCAACCCCGTCATTCTGGACTCGCGCGGCGAGGCGAGCGTATGGTTTGGCCCGGGCACGTACAAGCTCAAGCTCACCACGGCAGCGGACGTTGACGTCTGGACGGTAGACTACCTCGGCTCCGAGATCACCACCGCTGACCTAGCCATCGGCGTCCAAACGTGGCTGGGCACGCCGACGTCCGCGAATCTGCGCGCGGCGATGGTGGACGAGACCGGCACGGGTGTGTTGGTGTTCGCCAACACCCCGACGCTGGTCACCCCGGCGGTGGATGTCATCACTGAGGCGACGCCAGCGGTCGGCGTAACCATCGACGGCGTGCTGCTGAAGGACAACGACGTCTCGGCTCAGGACGTCACCGGCAGCGCCACGGTTAACGCTCCCGTGGTCAACGCCACCGGCACCAGCAGCAGCGGCGGGATCGTGCGGCTGTACGAGGACACTGACAACGGCACGAACTATGTGCAGCTGACCGCGCCTGCGCTGCTGTCCGCCAACCGGACGTTTGTGCTTCCCGACGCTGACGGCACCGTGCAGCAGTTCTTGAAGACCGACGGCAGCGGCAACCTCGCGTTCGCTTCGACGCTGGTCAGCGGCACATTGGTGACGGCTACCGGGCAAACGGAGTTGGAGTTCACCGGCATTCCGGCGTGGGTAAAGAAGATCACCATCGGGCTGAACGGGCTGTCTACCAACAGCACGACGACGCCGATTGTGCAGCTAGGTGATTCAGGCGGTTACGAGACATCCAATTACGATTCTTACGGCATCGCGGCAACTAATACTGGCGTTGCGGGCATCGGCGGCGCAAGCCAAAGCGGCTTTGTGTTGACCAACGGCGTCACTGCTGCCGGTACGCTGAACGGCATGATCTTTTTAATGCTGACTGACGCCAGCACAAACACCTGGGTGTCGAGTTCGACGCTGGTCACTTCGCCGTTTGTCAGCCACGTCACAGGTGGCAGCAAGGCGCTGTCGGCGACGCTTGACCGTCTGCGCCTATACATTGACGGTACAATCACGTTCGACGCTGGCAGCGTGAACATTCTCTACGAGTGAGATATGGCTAAGAAACTCAGCGAGTTTGAGCAGGCGTTCGTGGACGCGCGGGGCGCGGGCGAGGAAGTGTTCACGTTCAAAGGCGAGAAGTACCACACTCGCCGCGCGGACGAGACGCCAGAAAACTGGACCAAGGCGATGCGCAAGCGCAAGCAGGCCGCAACGGACAAAGAGTACGAGGCCGTCATCAAGCCGCTTCGCAAGCAGGAAGAACCGGAAGGCTACGCCTTGCCGAGCAAGGCTAGCAGTTCGTGGACCGGCACGGTCAAGCGGTAGCCGCGATCCGTAATGTTGGCTAGGAGATGATATGAGCATAGCACTTGCAGCGGGCATCATGGGCGGCGCCCAGCTTGTAGGCGGGTTGTTCGGCGCCAAGGCAACCAAAGACGCCGCCAACGCCCAAGCCGCTGCGCAGCGCGACGCTATGGCGGCGCAGCAGGCCATGTTTGAGCGGCAAGTGCAGCTACAGGAGCCGTTCCGGCAGGCGGGCCTGACCGCGCAAAACCGGTTGATGACGCTGCTGGGCCTTGGCCCCGACACGACCGCTGCCGAGTACGGCACGATGGCGCGGCCGTTCGACATGCAGGCGTTCGAGCAAGACCCCGGCTATGCCTTCCGTATGTCGGAGGGCATGAAGGCGCTGGAACGCTCCGCTGCGGCGCGCGGCGGGATGCTGTCGGGTAACGCGCTGCGGGGTATCACTCGCTTCGGTCAGGATCTGGCCAGCCAGGAATACGGCAACGCCTTCAACCGCTTCCAGATCGAACGGCAGGCGCGGCTGAACCCGCTTCAGTCGCTGATGGGCGGCGGTCAGTCCGCCGCGAACGTCCTGACCGGCGCAGCGGGCGGATACGGCCAGCAGCTAGGTGAAGGGCTGACCTCGATGGGCAACATCCGAGCCAGTCAGTACATGGGCCGCGCGAACGCGCTGGCAAGCGGGCTGCAAGGGCTGGGTAGCTCGTACATGCAAGGTGCCATGCTAAACCAACTTGCTGGTGACGAGGGTGGCGGGTTCAGTTTCGGCAACTTGTTCGGTGGATTCGGCAATCGAAACCTTGTTCCTATCGGCCCCACAGCGCCGAAAGGAGTCTAAGTATGCCTATCGACGTCTCTATCCTGTCGCAGTTCAAGCCGCAGCAGCCTGAACCGCTGCTGAACACGCTCGCGCAGTTCGAAACCATCCGAGGCGCGCGCCAACAGCAGGAGATGAACGCGCTCCAGATGCAACAAGCGCGGCGGCAGATGGAGGAGCAGGAGTTTGAAAATAAACTCTACCAAAACGCGCTCACTTCTGGTGGCGACGTAGACTACGCTGCTGCTCGTCAGCGCGCCGCTGCGGGTGGGTTTGGTCGGCTGGTGCCTGTGCTGACTAAGCGAGAACAAGAAGAAGCAAAAGCACGCGCGGCTGCGACAGCGGAGCAGGTCAAACTGCAAGCCGAGCAGAACAAATTGCTGACGGACAAAATCACGCAGTACGGGGACGCGGCGCGGTTCATTGAGACACCCGAGGCGGCGCGGGCGTGGAACGCCGCGTTGCACGAAGATAAAATTACCGGGCCTTGGTTTAAAAGCATCGGCGTTACCCGAGAGCAAGGCGACCAAGAAATTCTTGCTTTCGCGCAAGCCGGTGACCTCGCGGGCTGGCGGTCAAAAGTTCTAGAGGGCAAAGAGAAGATTACCCAACGTCTTCGAGATCAGAGCGATCTTCAGCGGGCTATGGCGGCTGCGGGTAAAAAAGCTAGCCCCACAACGGACGTATCGCTTTACGATACCGGAGAAGAAGGGCGCCGAGTTCAAACGGATAGCATTTCATATATTCAAAATGTTGTGGCCGAGTTGCAAGAGCTGGGCCGCACAGATCTGGCGGGGACCATACTTAAGCAATATATGGACTCGGCTATGGCGCCCTACGCCGGTCTACCGCCTGGGGCAGCGGCGTTGGAAGCGTTGCGTCGTCACCCTGAGCTGTTTGATCTTCAGCGTCGGCTTAACGCCGCGGGTGCGTCTACGACTAGCATCACAAACGTCATAGAGTCGGAATTTGGTAAGGCTGGGGCTAAAAAAATAATATCCTTGGTAGACCAAGCACCACAGGCTTTTGCCGCGCTTAACAAAGCGCGAGAAACTATAAGTCTAATCGACCAAGGCATTACATCAGGTTTTGCGGCAGAGTTTCGGCAAGACGTTGATCGCATGATGGCGCTGTTTAAGGGCAAGACGCCCGAGCAAGTTGTGCGCACGGATTTGGTGTCGGCGTTCCTTGGCGCGGACGTGTATCAGATGATGAGCGCGTTTAATCTAGGCGCTAAAAACATTGATTCGGCCGCAGAACAAAAATATTTGGCCAAAGTGTTGACGGGCACTATTGCGCTTGACAAAGCAGCGTTACAGCGCATGACAAAACTGCGCGCCGACGCGTATCAAGATATCGTCGAGCAGTACAACGAGAAACTCGCTAACGGCGAGCTAGATAAATATATGCAAGCAACTGGCGCCAAGTTGAAACCAATCAACGTCCCGCCGCGAGTAAACACGGATGCAGATTTTGAACGACTGAAGAAAACAAAGCCGTCTGGAACAGAATTTGTTGGTCCGGATGGCCGCGTGCGGAGATTGCGGTAATGGGGTGGAGAGACGAGCCGTTAGTTGAAACGCCCGCGCAATCCGCCGCGCCTGCGGCGGCCGGGTGGGCGGCGGAACCTCTAGTCGAAGGTCGGCCTTTTCCGGCTGAGGGTGCAGTGCCGGTGCCAGAATGGGCCGTTCGCAACCCGGAACTTTACGGACTGGCTGGCGCCGCGCGCGAAGCAGTTATGCCTGTCGTGTCGGGCCTGATGGGCGCTGGCGGCGCTATCGGTGGCATAGCGATGGGCGGGCCGGTTGGCGGGGTTGCAGGCGGCGCTGGCGGCTATATGGCGGGGGAAGAACTCGGCTACATAGTAGACCAAGCGTTAGGGCTGCGCGGCCCGCGCCAAGGCGCGGCGAAATTTAGCGAGCCTCTTTACAACCTTGGTCTAGGTGCGGCGCTTGAGACGGGCGGCGCTGCTGTCGGCGCTGGCCTCAATCAGTTGTCCGGCCTTATGCGCCCACGCTGGGCCGCGATAAATGCATTGTTGCGTTCTGGCGGTGAACAACTACCAGAACAAATCCGCGCAGGTCAACAAGTCGCGGGCACTCCGGGCGTTTCTCGCACGCTAACGGAAGAAGTGCTCGCAAGCGGCGGTCGCCCCGCGCCGTCGCTGGCTGCGTTAGAGCGCCGCATTCCAGCTACTGGCCAACAGACATCAGACTCCGTGTTTCGATTTTATGAGACGCGGCGCAACGCGCTACAAGACCAGTTGGAACGTATCGACCAGACCATACAGACCCAAGCGAGCCAACTCGCGCCGCAGCAGATGAATCAACTGCGAACGGTGCGCGACAATTTGCTGAACCAACTCACGCAAGCGCAAGACGGCCTAGCGCGGGCGCAGTCGGGGCTGGCGCAAGCAAATATGCCGCAGGGCCAGCAGCAGTTTGGTGAAACGCTGATTGAACGGGCGCAGGACATCCGTCAGGGTGTGCGGCAAAAAACCATTCAGCCGCTGTTTGCTGATGCGTTCGCCAAAGCCGCCGACGCGCCGCTTGATCTTTCTAAGGTCGTTTCTGACGCCGAGACGATTCTTGGCCGCAAGTTGTCTGATTTCGCCCCGGACTCGGCGCCCCGCACCGTTCGCGCGCTGGCCGCGCTTCGCCCTGCGCCTGAAACAACCATCATTCGTCAGCCTGGGATGCCGCCCATCCCCAAGACGACGCAGGCAGAACCAACGGCGACGCTGCAACAGTTGGATGATATCCGTAAAGCCATCAACGAAGATATCAAAGCGGCTAAGCAGGGCGCGGCGACTAGCTCTATTGATTCCATCGCGCTGCGTCAGTTGTCGCAGTTGCATCGATCTATTGACGACGCGGTGCAAAACAGCACAACGCTGTCCGCAGAGGCGAAACAGGCTTATGACACGGCCATTCGCACATACCGCGAGGAGTTTGTGCCCCGGTTCCGTGTCGGCTTGCCTGCCAAGATGCTGTCGCAAACCAAGCTCAACGAACCAGGCATCCTTGCGGGCGATGTAGTAGAGCGTTTTCTTGGCGCCAAAGAACGTGGCATGGATCAAGTCCTGCGGCTATACGGCGGCGACAAGACCGCAATGCAGGCGCTGCGCGGAGGGGTAGAGGATTTGTTCCGCGCTCGCGTAGTTGACCCGGTTACGTTGCGTGTCGATCCCGCAAAAGCGCAGGCATTTCTTACGCGATACGACCAGCAACTTGCGCAACTTGACGCAGCCGGGCTGAACATCCGGTCGGGGCTAGACGACGT